CTTTATAAATCGACAATTTATTATTATCTATATCAGTCTTTCTAATATCAGTCTTTATTGTTTGTACTTCTTGCGTGTCCAGAACGGTATTTTCTACGGTTCTGGACGGTATTTTTTCCGTTTCAGGAGGTTCTTGCTTGACAATTTTTGGACCAAGGATATAAAGTCGATTTGGCTTAGTCAAACCCTGACGTTCTTCCCTCAGCAAACCTGATGTTACAAGCTCCTTTTTAATCTTGGTCACCGTCTTCTCCGAACAACCCAACTCTTCACAAAATTCAGCTGTTGTAAAATACATAAAGACTTTGCCATTTCGATCATGCCACTTTGACTCCAAAGATAAATCCAAACGATTATAAAGCAAAGCGTACATTATTTTTGCGTTGTTTGATAACTTTTTATAAGGCTCCTTAAAAAGCCATTTAGGCAATTGAAAATATTGAAACTTTTCAACTTCATTTTTAAAATAAGTCTCAGCCATTCTCTACCCCTCCACACTTGAAAATTTTGTGTATTCTTTGTGAAAATACAACTTCACTGTCCCAAGACTACCATGTCGGTTCTTTTCCAGGATCAGCTCCGTCACATTATTCGCTTCCTGACTATCTGCTTGCTCTTTCTGATAGTAGGCATCACGATACAAGAACGCTACAATATCAGCATCTTGCTCAATAGAGCCAGACTCTCGCAAGTCAGCCAGCATCGGGCGTTTGTCCTGTCTCTTCTCCGCCTCCCGGCTTAACTGCGATAGGGCAATGACAGGTACTTTCAAATCCTTAGCTAGTATCTTCAATTCCCTAGAAATCTCAGAAACTACCTGCTGTCGATTCTCGCCTTTTGAACCAGTGATCAATTGCAAGTAGTCAATGATAATGACTCCAAGACCTCCCATCTCCTGTTCAAGCTTTCGAGCCTTCGACCGTATCTCAGAGATACGAATACCAGCCGTATCATCGACAAAAATAGGTGCGTCATAGAGATTACCTTGTGCATGCACTAGTCTACTCCATTCCTCCACACTCAAATTTCCAGTTTTGAGATGATACCCTTCTACCATGCCCTCAGCTGCTAACATCCGCTCAATCAAGCTTTCCGCCCCCATCTCAAGTGAGAAAATAGCAACAGGCTTTTTCTCTTTCACAGCGATGTACTGAGCGATATTCAGTGCTAACGCTGTCTTCCCCATTGCAGGACGAGCAGCAAGGATAATGAGATTATCCTCATGAAGACCAGTCGTAATCTTGTCCAGTCCAACGAATCCAGTAGATAGACCTGTCACAACTCCATCTGTCTGAGAGCGAGTCTCGACCATCTGCATGTGTGTATCAAGGATATCAGCCACATTACGAAATCCAATGCCCCTATTTTGATTGCTGATGTCAAGCATAGACTTTTCAGTCTTTGCAATGATATCATCGATAGACACATCACCTTGATAAGCACTAGCGAGCGAATCCGACAAGTCAGCGATTACTTTTCGGAGCGTAGCCTTTTCTTTCACAAGCTTTGCGTAATGCTCCACATTCTTCGATGTCGGAGTTGAGTTCACCAACTCGACAATGTATGTGATGCCCCCTATTTTTGAAACATCTCCTTGATTCGTGAGGGCAGAGACCATAGTCGTCGCATCGATTGGCTCACCTTTTTCAAGCAGGGACAACATGGTTTTAAATACAATCTTGTTTGCAGGCTTGTAAAAATCATCTGGAACCAATTCATCCGCTAGAGTGATAAGTGATTCGGGGGAGATGAAGACTGAACCAAGAACAGACTCTTCAGCAGCTAAATCATGAGGTAGTATTCTAAAATCATCACTCATGCGCTGTCCTCCCAATACTTATCCAAATCAACATTCATCACCGCAGCGAGGTTCTTTTGCTCGGTCAAAATTTGACGACGATAGGGAGCAAGTCCAGCTTGTCGCTCTTCCTCGCTACGAGGCAAGTAATATCCGTTTGGCTTCATCTTCTTAGCCACGATAGGATGACCAAAATTCACACGCAGACTCTCAATGACCTCTTCCAGCTTACGCTTCGACAGTCCAGTTTCTAGGCGGATTTCGCTCGCTTGAATGGGCAGGTCGAAAGTAGCGCAATTCATGATCATGTTTAACACACGGATTTCCATCTCACTCATTTCACGACTAACAGTCATGTCTTTGCCCTCCATTTTCTTGGATTCTTACGGAAATCCAAAGTCATTTCCTGATAAAGCAAGCGACCATTTTCTTCTAAGAGATTCGCATTTTGACTTTTTAGAATATCATGATTTCTTGCCTCTTCCTGATAGTCTCGAGCTAGTCTGTCATAGTCATCAATACAGGCTCTATAATCTTGTGGCACGTCTTCAATCGATGAAGCGAGTCCTACAGGTGGCTGAGTGTCATAGGTGAATCTTCTATCGCTATTTTTCAAGTTTCTTCGGGCAACTTCTCCGAAATCTTCTGTTTTTTCAATGATGACTACTACATTTTGTTCATCCGATTTTTCATTTTTATCAGTCAGTAGCAACAGGATGAATACCACGATAAAGATTGCCACTAAGCCAAGCAATTGGCTTGATAAGGTTGGTTCTGTCATTTTGTTCTCCTTACGCTCTTAATTTTCGTACTTGTTTTTCTAACTCTAAAATCTCATAAACATCATTGATATCGTACATAATATCTTTCCCTTGCTTACGAAATCTTAATCCTTTACGTTCTAACTTCTTAATATAGCCATGAGTAAAGCCAAACTTCTTCATCAAAGCCTGTTGATTGATTGGCATACGATCATTCTCTAACTGCTCCTTGACCTGCTTTTCAGCAAAGGCCAATAATTGATTCGTGAACAATTCAGCACTTTCGCCGTCCAATCGTAATTGTAACGTTATCCCTTCCATTTTCTACATCCTCTCAACTATGCGGGCAAGCATTTTTGTGATATAATGGTTTTAATTATTTAAGTATGCGCCTGATTGCTGTCAGGTGCTTTTTTGTTATTCTCCTATCTGTTATAATAAAGCCAGGAAGGAGGTGAGAATATGAAACAATTCATTAAAGATTGTTTTGATGAGAGTGATGAGAATGATTCAATCACAATCACTTTCTCAAATGGTGATAAGATTGACTTTTTCCAAGTATATGATGATTGCTCTGACACTGCGAATCATATAGTTCTTGTCGAAGTCAAAACAGATTTTCGACATCTAGTCAATCTTGATTATGTAGTACACATTCGTTCAAATGCGTAATCTTCCAGCACCTAATTTTTATGATTAGGTGTTTTTTGTCGCATGGCACGTTTTCTGATAGCTATTTTCAAACAATCAGCTAGGTGAAGCATGTTTGGAATATTGCTTCCCTTGATGCTACTAATAGCACCTAAAGCTTCATAGTAGGTCTCTGTGTGTGCCAAAATATCATCAACCATATTTTCAAAATGTTTCTCAACGATTTCTTTGATGAGATCATTATACGGATAGCCTTTTGGTTTCATTTTTTGCACCCCCTCCTAAGAAGATTCAAGTTTTTAAAATCTGTCATAATTTCTCCTTTCTCTAAACATAATTTGAGTATAACTTGTTACCGTTTTGGTGACTTTCGCGGTAAAAAAATATCTTGCAAAGGTTTATCAAAAAAGCTACGCAAGAAAAACATTTCATCCTGAGTAAAAGCACGTTGCCCCTTCTCTTTCTGACGATATGCCGTCTCAGAAATGCCAAGTTTTTCAGCTAATTCTTTCTGTGTAATGCCTTTTTCTTTTCTTAGTTGATAAAGATAAATTTGCACATTCCTACCTCCTTATTTTTCTATTTGATCCTCACAATTCTGCTATAATAAAAACAGAAAGGAGGTTTAATAATGAGTAAAGATTTTGATGATTTTAAAAATTCCACTTACGCTACTTTAAAAACTATGATTTCTGGTGATGTAAATATCGTTTTAGGAATTATAGAGACTTTGCTTCAAGCACAAGCAAAAGATCTTGAAAACACATTTACAAACCGAAAGATCGATGATTTGATGAAGCGTGTTGCTGAGTTAGAGTCACAAGTCGATGAATTCTCAAACTAGCATCGTCTAATTTCTGCTCAGCTCGTTCTTGCTTTTTTTGAATTTTAGCATTAAAGACTGAGTAAGCATCTTCCCAAGCCTTGACTACTTCCGTGGTCGAGGCTTTTATCTTGCCACTGAATGGGTATCTTTTAGGTCTCATTTCACTACCTCGTCTCACTTTCTATCGCCCTGAGTTCTATCTCATGGCTGACTTGTCTAAATAACTTCTCACACGCTATTTTAGCTTCTCTGTACGTTTTAGATTTACTGATGAAGTAATCAGCAAGTTCAATGATTTTATCTTCCATGATTGTCTCCAAAAATCGGTCTTAAGACCGATGTGTTAAGCAACTTGATTTTGCATAATGAATATATCTTTACGAAGGGAGGACACTTTATTTGTCCGAGTTTTTGTATAGAAATGTGATCAACCTTTGAAAAACGTTCTCACTAACGAACATCAGTCTTTCCAACTGACAAGTAACTAGTGCGGAGAAAAGGGATTGAGTTATCGACCTGCCGTGCTGTTGTGATAGCAACTGTACGAGTAGGATGGAAACTTTAACTCTTTCCCCAGAACTCCCCGAGAATTAGTATTCGCAGTGAATGATGCATGTGTAGGAAGTGGAACCTCCGAAGTGATTTCAGTCTTACCAACGTTGATCTATAAAAAATCCACACCTCCAGCGACTTGGTAACTTGCTGGAGTTTTTTAATCCATTATTACAGAATCAACATTTACATTACCTCCTTTTTTATTTCGCTCTATGAGCAACAGCCTGCCAGGGAGTCGAACCCTGGTGCTA